GATTGACGGTTAGTGACGATACCTGACCTATTACTTTGTATACTGGTTATCATGGGAATGATTGGCTCACCTTCAAAAACAATTTCTCTCTGAATCGTCCTTTTAAATGTGTCAACCATTTTTCCTATTGTTTGCCATTCCGCTTTATTCGTTTCTTCTGTTGGTTTAATATAATCAAAAGAAAATATCATCGGGTTACCTCTACCTACTTCTTTATAATAAAATCTTTTAAGAACATTAATCATTCTTTCTAAAGAATAACCTCCTACACCGTGATAATGGAATTTAAGATTTTTAACTTTATCAAAACCATCTCTAACTTTTTTAACTATTTCATCTCCCGCCTGTCTCCATTTTCCTGTTTCAAGTAAATGAGGGCTAACGCCAGAAACAGCTGAACATTGACGGATCATTAGTTCATTTCTACTCATTTCACCATTATCGAAATGAAGCACAGGCACTTTGTGTTGCAATGCCACCTTAACACAATAATCCAAACAAAAAGTTGTTTTTCCTACTCCTGATCTGGCGACAATAACTGTAATATTTCCCGGCCTTAGAAGTGAACCGTATAAATCATTGATCATTTGATGAGGCCCCATTAATCCCATTTCATCTTTAGGATTTTCACCTAAAAACTCAATATATTCCCTCATTTCATCCCCACAGATATTGCTAAAACTATCTTCTGATAAATCAAAAATATTTACTTTATCATTAAAAGATTTATCAGCAACCTCAACGATTTCGTTAAAAGAGCAATCTTCATGCATCTTTTTCATTTGCTCAGCCGTATTCTTTGAGGCTAAGTAAATTTCTCTTCTTACGCTAACCTTTTTGAGAGCTTGCGCTACCTGCACAACTTGATTGGCAGATATAGCTTGCATAGATAAAGAATGTAAATATTTTGATATATCTATGCCATTAGCAAAAGAAACTCCTAAACTTTTAATTTTTTCACTTAACACAATCAGGTCTACACCCTTATTGTTTTCGCAAAAAGATTTAAGCGCTATATATACAGTGCCTGTAATGTTTTCTTCGGTAGAAGCAAAATCTTTTTCAGATATGAAATCGGCTATAGCACCATATTGGTCAGGGTGCTTTAATAAACCAGCTAGCAATCTATGCTCAAGTTCTAAGTTGTATATCATCTTACTCTAATTCGTCCGGGTCTTGTTGGAGCATGGTTGTTTCGCTTAACTCGATCTGATCAAGAAATTTTTCTAAAGATTTTCTTAAGCCTAATTCAACCACCTGAGATCCTACTTTGCAGTTTATCGAAACACTACCGCTATTATCTACATAAGCCAAGATAAACCCTCCATATTGGCCATTATTAGTAAACTCATAAAGTTTATCCATTATGACTTCTGGTACCCCGTTATTATTATCTGTGTGATCCATAATATATATTACACTATTACTTTCCCTTGATTAATATTTGGCGTAAATAATCCATATCTTCTTCATCATGGATTTCTATTAGCATAATATTATTGATTTCGCAAAAATTAAGTTTATCTTGATCCCTCTTAAGTTGCTTAAGATAATTCATCTTACTTTTGCCGTGAAAAAATTCAACGTATTCGGTATGTTGCCTCCCTTGAACTTCAATAGCTATATTTAATGTAGCATTGTAGAAGTCCAATGTCAAGCGAGTGCCTACAATAGGGAATTCTTCAAATACTATATGATTCTCCCAGTAAGCATACAGGATATTTTTTACTTTTTTTTGAAATTTGCTTCGACTATCTTTAGCCCAAGCAACCCTATACGAAGATGCTTTCTTTAGTTTTTTTGTGGAACCGAATAGTGTTTTAAATATCATTCGGACAAAATTAAATCTCTAAAGTATTTTATGAAAAAGTTTTTAATTTTTTCATCTTCTTCTACTAAAGTATTAAACTTGTTTTCACCTTGTATTGTTTCTGGTATTTCGATTTTGTGCTCTAGCGCTTCGTTTCTTAAGTCTGCAGAGATAGATATCCATGCCCCCTTCTTCTCGGCGTGACCCCATAAATATAACATATCTAATATTTCTTTCTCGTTCCAGATACTCTTTCCTCCAATACGACCATAAATAATTGGATAGCGAATTACAGAATTAGTCTTTTCATTTGGACTTTTCTTTACCGTAATTTTTGCATAGTGACCTATATATGGATTTTTTTGAGGGTCATATTTTTCTAAAGGTTTTTGCAGAATCATATCAGTTTTAAATCTAGGCTCAAATTCAAAGATATAGTTAGCAAAATGCAACAAAGCATTGCCACCCGTAGCTGTAGTTTGCCTTACAGGGGCTTTACTATAAGGATCTAATTTTATGTCTGCACGAACCTGACTAATGAAAACTGCCATGTGCCCTCGTTTAGCAAGGGCTATACTAACTCTTTTCATAAATGTCGCAGCAATAACTGCTCCTCCAGCGACTTTAGAAGATTCTTCGAAACTTTTTTCTGCATCATTCTTTGTGATAAGACCGTCCACACTATCTAATAAGAAAAAATACCTAATATCTTCAGAGTTATCGTAAACAAGATTACGCATTGCCTCGACAACTGTTTCGTAAACATTGCATTCAAATACAAAACAATTTCCATTCTGCCATTCTTCAGGTTTATTTGTGAAATCTACTCCTGAGCGGTCTTTCATATTTTGGGATAATCTGCCTTCAGCTTTAATGTAAAAGCCTCTAGAATTAGGCACTGTATTAAGGAAATTACGCATCACCTCTAGTGCAGCAGAGGTTTTTCCCCCCTCATTCATGCCTGTAAACCGATGTAGTCCGGGGCCAATGCCGCCTTGCAATTCGAAGTCTACGACCAAGCTCCCGTAAGACACTTTATAATCTATGTCTTCTTCAAAATTATAATGATTCTCTTGATTAGTTTTCAAAAAATTTGAAAGCTTATCGTTTACAGTGAGAGGAGTTGAATTTGATGTTTTTGATTTAGTTCTAGCCATTTAAAAAACTTCTAATAGATTGTGGTTTATTTTTTCTGGTTATATCTTTGCCGAATTTTTTATCGTAAATCACTATATCTTCATCTTTACGAGAAACACGGTGAAAATCTCTATACTTCACTCTCAAATATTCTTCTAGAGGTTCGACCATGAGTTGAGCGAAAGATTTTAACTTAGGTCTGAATTCAGTTTTTTGCCAGAATTCTAAATCGGGATATTTCTCTATAAGTTTTTTTAAGAGCTTGGTTTCTTTTGACCAAAAACCTCTAGCCTTCGTTACTTCGATATGTTTTTCGATAATTTTACTGAAGGCTACTTTAGGCATGTAAACAATATTAACACACAAAAACCTTACGTCAACAAAAAAAGAGTCCCTTTTGGGACTCTTTTAGTAGCAAGTTGAATTGCTGGTATACCTATGCACCAATAGGCTTATGATTGAGGTGGGGAAACAGATTGCAAACCGGGGTTTTTAAGTTTTTCCTTTTTTGCTTTATTTTTTAATTCTTCGTCTATTTTGTAGCCGTCTTTATTAATTGGCCTCATATCTTGATAAGGAGTCCCTACTTCATCAACAGGAATTTCTTTATCAGGAAAAACTGCAATCTGAGTCGCTTCAAGCTCTTCCGCTTCTTTTTGTCCTTCTTCTCCAAGCTCGCCTTTCTTTTCCATTCTTTTAAGAATAGCTTTTTGAAGAGCGGGTGGAAGCTTCTTTTGTTTGTCTGTAAGTCCACCTTTTCCTGTTTCAAGTATTTCAGGACGCATTTTCATATATTGCATAGCACACATAGACGCAGTGTCTTTGTTGCTTAATCCGGCTGTGTTGACATAAAGTTTATCGTCCATAGCGCAAGAACTTATGAATTCACCTTTAATTTCCATTTCATCTTTGCCGTAATCGGCAAATGAGACTTCTAAATTTTCTTTGTAATCTTTCATTTTAAATTATTGTTTTATTATTAGAACTTTCAGTGACCCCTTCTTCCTCGGTGTCATTATAGTAGATAAGGTAACCGTGAATGGAATTTACGTAATCAGAAATCTTAGTAATTTTTGATTGAACCCATGCTTCCATTTCGGTATCATCTTTCATGCCTTCCATCATTTTAAGTAGTTCTGCTATTTGAGCTTGAGCTTTGTTAAGCTGAGCTTTTGCCATACCTAATTCGTAGTCACTAGCTTCACTAACATCACAGCCACAACCCCCGCCGCAATCACAGTCATCCTCTTCTTTAGCTAATGATAGGTTTGGGTTTATTGATAAAAGTTGTTGATGGTCCCACAACTCTTTGCCGTCCCATGACCCTTTAATATAATCTGTGACTGATTTGCCTGCTTCCCACATTTTGCAGCTCCAGTATCGAGCCTTCCATTTAGGTCCCGGGTTAGAGCAATTGTGCCTTGACCTAAAGTTTTTACGGCGTTGTGGATCGTCGCGTTTAATTTCCATATTAGGGTCCCCAAAGCGAACAATCACAATACTACCTTTTTCATTTTTCACATAAACAGCAAATTTTTTAGGGCCTTTAGGGGTTCTGAAAGGTTTATTAAGAGTTTTATTCTCTTTATCTGCTGCTATGCTATCAGTTAAATTTACTTTAATATTCATATTAAAATTTGTTTAAGTGTTCTTTGGCGTTGTAAAGCTCTACCTCTGTAAATTCTATAGATGCCCCAACCCTTTGTATGTCGAT